GGTACAGGTAGCCGATCGTTTATGTAACGAAGAATTAGAATTATCCACGTACCAAACCGTCATTCGTAATTTTTTATCCAATGATACGCCTTACAACGGTTTGTTATTGTTTCACGGGTTAGGTACAGGAAAAACGTGCTCTGCCATTACCGTTGCAGAAGAACATCGCCGCTTTTTAAAAGAAAGTGGATTGAAGCGATACATTTACGTACTGGGTGGATTGAACATTCAAGATAATTTTAAGAAACAACTCTTTGACCCAGACCAGTTGACTCAGAATGGTACAAATTGGACGTACAAGGGTTGCGTGGGAAACACGCTTCTTCGTGAAGTAAATTTGTTAGGAACGAAAAAAGAAATCGTGGAACGTATAGAAGAGGTGATTCAAAAACAGTACAAATTCATGGGATACCGTAAATTTGCCAATTACATTTATCAAAAACGTAAAGAGTTGTCAGAACTAGAACATTCCATGATCATCATTGATGAAGTCCATAACGTCAAAGATGAAACTGGAAAAGGGTTCACACCAAGTAAGGCACTAGACTTGGTCACCAAAAAGACAACCGTGAAACTGTTGCTCTTGTCCGCGACACCCATGTTCAATGATCCTGGTGAAATCATTTGGATTTTAAACCTCTTGAATCGTAACGATAAACGATACGAATTAAAAGAGTCCGACATCTTTAAAGATGGTGATTTACGTGAATCAGAAAAACATCGCTTCTTAAACCATGTACGTGGCTACGTTTCCTATGTCAAAGGTGAGAACCCCTTTACATTCCCCTACCGTATCTATCCCTCTTATTTTTCTACTACGATGAAGCCTACCAAAGCCTTTTCCATGTTTGGGGATACCGATATGCAAGAAATGAAAACACAAGTATATTCCGTTACCCTGAGTGACTTTCAAAAAACAGCTTATGAAAAGGTCATTTCCGTCGCGGCCAGTTCTAAAGCTTTATCCATGGGTGATTCTATTCCTTTTCTTAGTGTTCTCAACATGACGTACCCCAAGGGTATATCGCTAGAGTACATGGTAAAGAAGGATACGTACGAATATTATCCAGGAAGTGAACGATGTTTTGACGCCGCACATTTACCCAAGTATAGTGCCAAAATTGCAGAGATTTGCAAGCAAATACAAAAGGCGGAAGGGATTGTCGTCGTCTATTCTCAGCTACTGGAAGGGGGTGTCATTCCGGTAGCGCTTGCCTTGGAATCCATGGGAATCAAAAACTGGAGCAAACCCTTGTTAAAGGGATCTGTCCAAAAAGGACCGTACAGCTACTGCATGTTGACGGGTTCACCCACTTTATCACCCCATCCGGAAGAGGCCATTCGTACAGTAAACTCACCTGAAAACATTTCAGGGGATAAAATAAAAGTCGTGCTGATTACCAAAGCTGCATCAGAAGGTGTAGATTTGAAAAACATTCGTCAAATTCACATCATGGATCCTTGGTGGAATTTAAATCGTGTAGAACAAATCATTGGTCGCGGGATACGTTTGTGCAGTCATAAAGCATTGCCTTTTGAAAAGAGGAACGCGCAAATCTTCCTTTACACCTCGTATACGGGTGAGATGGAAACGGTGGATCACTACATGTATCGGTTTGCTGAACAAAAAGCAAAGAAAATTGGTGTGATTACTCGTTTGTTGAAAGAGAATGCGATGGATTGTGTGATGAACCATCCTCCTTCTATGAAGGTCCTCACTGTACCTCAAACCCTTTCTACAGGTGAAAAAATAGACTATCAAGTAGGTGACATGTCCTTGTCTGTCCTATGCGACTTTATGGATTGTGACTATAAATGTGCATGTGAGGAGAAAGAAGCCGTGATTGAACCAATCCTTTACAATAAGACGCGTACGATAGAAAAGATTCGTACACAATTTCGTAATGCATACGTGTACGAAAAGAAGGAGTTACATCGTGATTTAAATTTATTTTTACCAATGTCCATGGATCAACTAGAAGAAGCACTCAGTGATATGGTAGAGTTGAAACTAGAGTGTTGGGACATGTTTCATCGGAAAGGGTATCTCGTCAATCATGGAACCTACTATTATTTTCAACCAGCTTCCCTTGCAGAAACGGTACCCGTGTTTGAACGTCGTATTCCCTCTTATAAAGTAAAACATTCCATTTGGATAGAACCGAAAGAAAAAAGAACACAGACCAACGTAGATGAGCTACTACACAGGTTGAAACAAAACAAGGAGAATTCTAAAAAAGAAGGCCTAGATTGGTACGGCACTGCGTTTACGGTAAGGACACGTATGCCTGATATCGCTAAACGACATGGTTTTGTGTACGACGAGGAAATCTTTGATACCTGTATCTTTGAGCATATGATTGAAATGTTGAATTATAAAGAATGTGTGTCTTTGCTGCAGAATGGTATGAAAGAATTTATGGCATATTTGAAACCATTCTCTAACGGTACATTGGTACATTTATGGAATCAGGCGTCCATTGTGACGTTATTCTTAAAAGATACATGGAAAGAGTACGAATATAAATATGTTCCTACAAAAATACCTAGACAGGCCTTTGGACCCGTGGTAGGTGGGATTACCAACAAAGGAGAAGAGCGTGTCTTCAAATCTAAACACATGGATGATCCTTCTTTGTCCTATGGACAAGTATGTAAAAATGCAGGATTATCGTCGGATTTGATACCACGTATCCAGTACGTATTAGGGGATGATTATTCAGGGTTTACCTCTAAAGAAATATGTTGTGAATTGGAATTATTGTTACGGTATTTAGATAAAGTAAAGTATAAGGGAAAACGATGGTTTTTGAATGCGTTGGAAGTAATTGAAAATAATGATGATACGATTATTAACTTGATCAAAAAATTGAAAACTTAAATGTTGTTGTATACTAAAGATGGACTTTTATCATGACTCGCTTCTTTCACGATCCATGTTAATCCCAATGATAAACATGGGAGGTAACATTGAAGAAGTGTTGTCCAATGAAATAGCATCGTTAGAAGGAAAATGTTTAGAGGAAGGGTACTTGAAACGTGGAAGTACAAAAGTAGTACGGTATTCATGTGGCGTGTTGAAAGGTGCAAACATTGTCATTCAAGTCATCTTTCAAGGTAAAATAGCAAATCCTGTAAAAGGTCAGACGTTTACCTGTGTCGTGGAGAACAATACTCGTGCAGGTATCAAGGGACGATTGGATGCAGCGGAGAATCCATTCATCGTGTTTTTAGCAAAAGATCATCATACCATGCCGGAATTCTCAGACATTCAAGAGAATGAAAAAGTAAAGGTGGTCATATTAGGTCAACGGTTTGAAATTAATGATCCCAAAATATCTATCATTGCCGTCCTAGATGAACTGTATAAGCCTGAGTCACCCTATGTACCAAAAGAGGAGACGCCTCCCTATGTACCAAAAGAAGAGAAAACAGAAAAAATAGAGAAAACGGTGTTTGTCTTCAAGTCTAATTCGGCAGACAAGGCACCAGGTAAAGGTGTCAATGAACAGTTAGCCAAAGGACATACATTTACAGAATTATCCAAGATCAAAGATTGGAGACGCATGTTGTCTAATTTTGACGTTGCCGAATTTGATTGGTCAGGAGAAGGTGTCTTACCGGAACCCTTTCCTTCTAAAACCCGATGGAACTCTATTGAGCATGCTTTTCAAGGCGCAAAACATTGGTGGAAGGGACACAAAAAGGAGGCGTTGCGATTTACCTTGTCTGGTGATATAGGTAAAGGTGATGGTGCAGAAGCACAAAAAAATCATAAATTAGTAAACATGGACATGGCTGGATGGGATGATTTATCGTGGAAAGTTATGGCCAGTGCTGCTGAAGCAAAATACATACAAAATCCAGAACGCATGCGCATGTTGAAAGCAACTGCACCTGCTGAACTCTTTCATTTAACCACACAGCGTGGTAAAAAAAGTGATATCGTTCCTTTTAAACATTTAGAATATATTCGTACTTTATAACATGAAGATTGTTTACATAGGCGTAATCATAATAGGTATTGTTTTTTTTGTATTATGGACACAAGGCGTGTTCACTCCAAAAAAAACAACGGGTGACAAAACGATTGATTTGTATTATTTTTACACAGCATGGTGTCCCTACTGCAAAAAAGCATTTCAAGAATGGAATAAATTCAAAGCAGAATGGAATCAAAAAACATATGAAGGATACACGATTTATTTTCATGAAGTGGACTGTGACATCCAAGAAGCTTTAGCGGATAAATATCAGGTGACCCAATATCCAACGGTTAAAATGGTAAAGGATGATGCGGTCATTCATTTTGATGCCAAACCCACGGTACATTCCTTAACGGCGTTTTTGACGTCTAGTTTTGAATGATTTACCTTAACTTTTTTTTAACTTGTAATATTATGCCAGGCATAAGATCGTTATCAGCAGGTGTTCAGTGTAGAGGTCCATGCGCAATTTCTCTTCAAGATACAGCTAAGGGTAGTGGTGAAAATGTTATTCAAATGTATGATAATCAATGTTACTATACAAAATATATCTATTTATACATTACTAATTTAATAAAAAAAGGGTTAACATTAGGTAACCCTAATTTTGTTCTTCCTACTAGAACATCAATCACAAAACCAGATTTAGACCTTTTATATTTAGATCCGAATGAATTTGATAAAATGCGTACAAAATGGCTAGAATCGCCAGCGTATGCTGTGGAGCAGGCACAATTACAAAGGGATTATTTAGCAGCTGCTATGGCAGTAACTGGATATACTGAGGTTTTAGACGATGTTAATGGATTACATACAGTAGATACTGTATTACGATGGGGTGTACAAGTAGAAAGAGAGGAAGTAGTTGAATTACCGATTTACTATATCAATAGAGTAGATCGTTTTTTACTTCCAGCTGGTTACGATGAAAATTTTGATCATAACGACGATGAAAATATTGGTCGTAGAAGAATAAGAAATATTGGTGTACGTGAAATAGAATATGTAGGTATTGGTCAGCCAGTACCCGAAGGTTTACCTTTAGTTATACGATACAATAATGATTTTTATAATACTTTGGACGAGTTAGCAGTTGCCATGGGTAGACCTGTTTCTGAAATTAGAGGAAATGTAACTGGCGGAAAACGTAAAACAAAGCGTAGACGAAAACGTAACAAATCACGTAGGCTTTGAAATTGTCTTTAGACCGATTCAAATAGAATATGCATAGAGACTAGATTAAATCCATTTGAATATGAAAGGTAACTATAGTTTTTTTCATGAAAAAAAACTATACGCAGCGGTAGGTTTTGATCCTACGACCTACAGGTTATGAGCCTGTCGCGCTTCCTCTGCGCCACACTGCGGTCTTCCACTTGTTGTTGAAAACAAGACCTTTTACCTAAAGGTAAATGCTCTACCTTGAGCTATGGAAGTTGTCATGCAAGGGCTTACGAACCCTTCAGTCATACGCTGGTCATCCTTGACGCA